GGTTGAAAAGTTTTGGGTCTCAAAAAGCATAGCACATTATGTGAAGCAACTGCGCCAGGAATCCTCTCCTGGCGCAGTTTTCACATCTGTTCTTCTCATAACGACCATGATTAAATAAATGGCGTTATGTTGAGCTTCACATAACAGCGTCGCCCTGCCGCCGTGGAAATGGCTGCTAAAACGGCTGTGCGGCAACTACGAGCGGGATGCCACAATGGCGAGTTTGTTCGATGGAATAGGCGGGTTCCCTTTGGTTTGGGAGCAACTGAACGGACGCGGTACGTGCCTGTGGGCCAGCGAGATCGAAGAGTTCCCCATTGCTGTTACCAAACGGCGGTTCGGCACGTTAGAGGAACCGGGAGACATGGGGCGGTTTTTGTTCCCATGCGGAAACGAAAGGAGCGGGGCATGAAGCACAGCAACGATTACTGGGAACAGGAAGCCTATTGGGAGCTGGAACGGCGGCGGGCGGAGAAGAACCGCAAGACCAGAGAGCAGCGGCGGCGGGAGCGGGCGGACACCTCCGCCATGATCGGCGGAATTTGCTTTTTACTGCTGCTGGCGGTTCTTTTGGCGAAGGTCCTACTGGGAGGTGGAACGCCGTGAACAGGGAGAACCGGAGAGCAGGGTGGAAGAAAAAGCTGCCACCCTGCCCCCTCTGCGGACTGGACAGCGGAGAGCGGGTAGAGGATGCGGCGCCGCCCTTTGACTACATCGTGGTGTGCACCTCCTGCGGATGCAGAACGAAGCGTTACCACGGTCTGAACTGCGCCACAAAAGCGTGGAACCGGGGAGATGTTTACCGCCCGGAGAAAGGAAAACACCATGTATCACTGTGAAACCTGCGGCGCAGATTTTGAAGCACCGCTGATCTTAGACGAGTCTGACCCGCGCCCGGACTGCTTTTTTGAGCGGTTCCGGAAGGTGGGCTGTCCCTACTGCGGGAGCCAGTATTTCAACGAATTGGACGAGGAAGGGGAGGAAAAATGATGGATGCCATTGAATTTGTTAAGCAGTTGAGACGCATGAATGAACAGGGAGTGCCAAAGAATCGTTTCATTTATCCATGCACTGGACAAGAGACGGATTCACCAGAGGAAGTTGTGGCCGAAGTTGAGGAATGGGCAAAGGATCACCCCATCAAAACCCGCCAGAGCGTGTTTCTGAAGCAGTGGCCTGAGGCGAATATTGATGATCTTGGTGTGCTAAAAGTGTGCCCCTCTCCAATTTCTACATCGCATAGGAACGCACATGGAGGATGTACATACAGTGGTGGCAAATGCTCTGACTGCCGCCGCGAGTTCTGGATGCAGGAGGTGGAGGAATGAGCCGCGAAGAGATTTTAGCCGCTGCCAAGCAGTGCGTGTGCGGAGGAAGGGAAACCGACTACGGAACGCCAGAGGACAGTTTCGGCCTGATTGGGCAATACTGGACGGTATACACCGGGCACACGATTACGGCGAAGGACGTTGCCATGATGATGGCGCTGCTGAAAATCGCACGGATTCAGGGCAACCGGGCAACGGGCGATTGCTTCGTTGACCTCGCCGGTTACGCCGCCTGCGGCGGGGAATTGGAGAACCTATGAGCGACTTGGAGCAGACCGCCATCGAGCGGCTGAAAGCGGCATCGGATATGAGCCTGCGGCTTTTTGAAAAGCCGTTGGTGATCACCTACTCCGGCGGGAAGGACAGCGATGTGCTGTTGCATCTGGCCAGGGCCAGCGGCATCCCATTTGAGATATTGCACAGCCTGACCACGGCGGACGCACCGGAGACAGTGCGGCATGTGTACGATACGTTCCGCCGGTTGGAGGAAAAGGGTGTGAAGTGCGACGTGGACAAGCACGTTCAGCCGGACGGGAGCCGCGTGACCATGTGGAATCTGATCCCCCGGAAGCTGATGCCGCCCACACGCCTGGTGCGGTACTGTTGCGCCGTCCTTAAAGAGGGGGGAGGCAAGGATCGGTTTATCGCTACGGGTGTTCGCTGGGCGGAATCCACGGCCAGGAAACGCCGCGGCGGTTTAGAGGTATTAACGTCTAAGCCACAAAGCAAATTGATCCTATCAAACGATAATGACGAGGATCGCCGATTATTTGAAACGTGCCAACTAAAGGGGAAGCGGGTGGTGAACCCCATCATCGACTGGAAGGACAATGAGGTACTGGATTATGCTGCTATTGAAAAAATTCCCATGAACCCGCTGTACTGCGAGGGCTTCCACCGGGTCGGCTGCGTAGGCTGTCCTATGGCATCAAAAGCAAGGACTATGGAGTTCGCTCGCTATCCGAGAATCAAGGCGGCGTATATTCGGGCCTTTGATCGGATGCTGGAAGAACGGAGGAAGCGAAGTCTGCCGTGCCAGTGGCAATCTGGCGTGGATGTATTCCATTGGTGGATGGAGGACGGCGTTCTGCCGGGGCAGGAAGTGCTGGGAGGGTTCGAGGAATGAACGAAAGGGATATGCAGACCATGAACGATACAAACCTCGTAAATTCGCTGGATGGTAAAAAGATCCTCGATGTAACGTGCGGATCAAGAACAATCTGGTTTGACAAACAACATCCGGCGGCGGTTTACTGCGACATTCGGGACGAAGAATGTACTGCGATATGGAAAAGCACAAATCGAGATTCGGAGAGAACGTGCATTATTCATCCTGATGTGCAGTGCGACTTTACAGATCTTCCGTTCCCAGACAATTCGTTTGCACTGGTTGTGTTTGATCCCCCGCACTTGCAACGGGTAGGGGAAAACGCATGGATGCGGAAGAAATACGGGAAATTGGTGGAAGGGTGGCCCGATATGCTCAGAGACGGGTTTCGAGAATGTATGAGGGTACTCAAGCCGGACGGAGTTCTGATTTTTAAGTGGGCGGAAACACAGATCCCAGCTGCCGATGTCTGGAAAGCGATTGGGGAAAAACCTCTTTTCGGACACCACAGCGGGAAAAAATCGCAGACCTTTTGGGGCTGCTTTATGAAATTGGGAGGGGAATTATGAACGATCAAGACCTCGTAAATGCGCTGCGTGAGCACGCAGAATGGGCGGAGGCAAATGAGTGGGAAACGCCCATTACCCTGTGCGACGATCTGGCGGAAGCCGCCGACCGGATTGAAGCGCAGGCAAAAGAGATCGAGAAGCTGCGGGGGCAGAATAGACAACTGATGCTTGAACGCAACTATGTTATGTCGATAATTGCGGATGTCAGAAAAGCCGGAAAGACGTGGATGTGCCAGTATTGCGCTCATTGCAAGGACATCTTCAGCGGCATGGCTGACTGCGATTCCAAGAAGCTGTGTGTTATGCCATATAGTCAGTTTGAGCAAAAAGACCGGAGCCGCCGGAGGTGGAAAATGCTTGAGGTGTGTCCAATGACACTGCGAGAAGCCAATGCCTACGTTGAGCAGTACCACCGGCACCACGGGCCTGTAGTGGGACACAAGTTTTCCATTGGGCTGTCCGATGGAGAGAAAATCGTAGGCGTTGCCATTGTGGGGCGCCCGGTGGCCCGTCATCTGGACGATGGCTGGACGTTGGAGGTCAACCGGCTTTGCACAGACGGAACTCGAAACGCCTGCTCTATGCTGTATGCGGCGGCGTGGAGGGCGGCACGGGCCATGGGCTATAAACGGCTTGTGACCTATATTCTGGACACAGAAAACGGGGCCAGCCTACGGGCTGCCGGGTGGAAGTGCATCGGGCAAGCTGGCGGTCTCCGATGGACAGGCAAGCGCAGACCGGAGGTGGACCTGTGCCCCGCACAAATGAAGATCAGGTTTGAAAGGACGGAGGGAATGTGATGGGAAATGTTAATTGCCTGCGTTGCCACTTTAGGCATGAGGATAACGGGAACTGTACTGCGGTCGGCGGGTTCTGCACGGCGGTCCCGGCGGCGCACTGCCCGCTACTGCGTCAGTATTTAGACACGGGCATGACACCGGAAGCGTTTCAATCTTATGTGGTGTTTCTTCAGGATTTGATCGGAGACCAAAAAGCAAGTGAGGCACTGGACAGGTTCCGCCAGCTGGTCAAAGCCGACAGAGACGGACGCGTGGTGGTGCGTCCGTGCAAGGTAGGGGACACGTTATTCAGAGTGTTCGCCGGAGAAATCTTAGAGCACAAAGTCAGAAACATGAGATACCTCGCAATACAGGGACGGTGGGACATTGATACAACCCCGTTCTGCTCATACGTAGAAAGTTCCATAGGGAAAACAATTTTCTTAACACACGAGCAGGCGGAGCGTGCATTGGAGGCGATGAAGGATGGCAATTAGTAAAAAGATGCGCGAGACCGTATGGCAAAAATACGGTGGGAGGTGCGCTTACTGCGGAAGAAAAATTAAGCTCTGCGATATGCAGGTAGACCATTTTATCCCGAAAAACGGGTATTTCGCACAGGGGACAGATGACCTGTCCAATCTCATGCCCTCTTGCCGGATGTGCAACCACTATAAGCGAGCCAATCCGTTAGAGTTGTTTCGGACGTACATCGCAGAAATTCCTCGCAAACTGCGCGGCAACTACATTTACAAGGTTGGTGTAGCCTACGGCAACATCATCGAAAACGAAAAGCCCATCGTGTTTTTCTTTGAGACGGAGGAGGCGAAGCGGGATGGCTGAATATAAAATCTGCTTTAGCGTGGCTGGAGCGTTTGGCGCTCAAATCAGCTTTGAGGCGAAACCCGGCGTATCCTATGAGGACGCTGCGGCGTCTATTGACAAAGACAAACTGGCTAAACTGATGTGCCTCGACGCCTTGGGCTACTCCGCAAAGGATATTGAGATTATCACGCCGGAACAGTACGAGGCGGAATTTGGAGGGGATGAGGATGGCTGAATACATGAGCCGGGAGGCGGCGTTTAATGCTATAACCGATCTTGCAGGGAAAGCCCCGACGCGCTCGGCTTATGAAGCTGTATGGAAATCAGCGAGAGCGTTGAAGAAAATTCCTGCCGCCGACGTGGCCCCAATCGAAGCGCTGGAGCACCTGCGGGACGAGCTGTGCGCGCAGGACCTAATCACCATGGAGGGGCTGAGAAAGTTGAACACGCTGATTTGGAAATACACAACGGTGCATGACGGAGGTGCTGACCATGAGGCTGATTGATGTTGATGATTTGGGCGTGGGCCGGTGCAGCAGAGATGTTGTCCCTGCGGCGTATTGTGCTGGTTGGAACGGCTTACTTGGCTTGATCGAAAAAGCCCCCACCGTGGATGCCGTGCCGGTGGTGCATGGGCAGTGGATGAAACGCAGAAACGGCGGGACATTGTGCAGTAGATGCGGACACTATACCCAGCATAAGGGGAATGTATTAGACATGAGCGAGGCTATTGCTTGCCCATGGTGCGGAGCCAAGATGGACGGAGGGACTGAATGAAACGGAAAGACTGGCTGATTATAGCCTTTTGGACGCTGGTCATAGCCGCTGGCATTGCGTTTATCGTGTTTTATTTCAAAAGCATTCTGACCGCCGACATTCCACTGTGGCTGAAACTGCACTTGTTAAGGGGGAAGTAAGATGTCTAAACAATCGGGGTACTTGCAACGGTGGGAGAACGAGACCAACCGGCTGCTTCAGGCAACGATGGTTATAACCTCGCAGTATGACATTGATACACTGCAAATCGCGATCCACCAGTCGGAGGGCTGGGGCTATGATCGCATTATGAGGCTCACCGAAGCATGGGCAGAGGTGAGAAAAGAATACAGGCCGGCGCTGGACTACAAGAATCCGGCGGCGGACGTGTGTCAGGAGCACATGGACCGGGTGCTGAAAGAGATCATCCGGGATAAGGCGGAGCTGATTCCGCACGCTGAGCGGTACAAAGATTTGAAAAAAGTGACGTATGGGGGACGGAAATGAAGATCGGACAGACGGTAGAGGCGAAGTTCAAGACGCTGCCGGTGGAGCGGGCGAAAAGTGAGCGGTCAAGCGTGGAGCTGTGCCCGATTCGGCGGGGGCGGGTCGCATGGATTCACCCCCGCGGACGGTTTATCGCCGTGACCACCCACACTAAGGGCGGGGACGTGACGGAAAACTTTTTGCCCGGAGAGGTCCGGGCAGTCTGAGGAAGGAGGGAGCTGATATGGCGGAAACGATCTTGAATTTTGTGCTCCTACTTGTAGTGGTTGGCTTTGCGGTCTATGAGGCATCCAGCGGGAATATTGCCATGACAGTATACGCTTGTGCGCTTCTGGTTCTGTATTCTTTGCTGTGGAAACTGGACCGCATTGAAAAGCGCGCCAAACGGATCTGCGAGCTGCTGGAAAGGGAGGGGGACGATGGAGAGGACTGAGAACCACAAGCAGGGCATGGAACTGCCGGTCTACGCGGTACGGCTGCGGGAATTGCGGCGGGCCAGAGGTATGAGCAGCCGCCGGGTATCGGAATACTGCGGCATGAGCCACGGCATGGTAGGATTTTACGAAAGCGGCATGAAGGAACCGAAGGCCACGGCCCTGATCACGCTGGCAGATTTTTACGGCGTGAGTGTGGATTACATCCTCGGCTTGGAGCCGGAATAAAAAAATTTTTAAGTGGCTACTAAAGTTTACCAAATCGGGAAAATCTTGTGAAATAATAGAGAGTGAGAAGAAATAAATTCTTTTCACTCTCTATTTTTTTAGGGGAAGGAGGCCGCGAATGGAACTGGAACCGATGGATACGGCGGAACTGACTGCACAGCAGGAACGCTATGACGCCATTGCCCGTGCCACGAGCGACAGCCTTTCCCTTTTTTACTGCTGCATTGAATTTGACCGGCCCTTCGATATGCTGGCGGTGCCAAAAGAACCGGACGTGGGCGAGAAGTGGATCGCCTATCTGGACAACCTGCGGCTGAAGAAGCTGGACACGCGGCGGGGAGAACCCCTTGGCTTTCTGGATGGTCTGACGGACATTACCAAGATTTTTGGCGAGGGACTGTCCGCCGGGGAATTTACCAAAGCGGTGGGCAATGAGAAGTCCGCCCGGAACCGGAAGGTGGGGACTGCACAGCAGAGGAAGAACTGGGGCGAGAACTCCGCAAAGAACCCCTACACCTCTGAGGACTATGACGAACTGGATCGCATTTACGAGGCACTGTCCAGCGACCTGATGGCGGCGGGCGGCGTAAGCGTGAAGCAGGAGTTTATTCTGCGGGACTGCGCGAAGATGACGCTGGACCGGGACAAGATGCGGGCCATCGGCCAATATGACAAGGCGGCTAAGCTGAACAAGATGGTTCAGGATAACCTGTCCAGCGAGGGACTGCGGAAAAAGGATGCGAAGCCCATTGACGATCTGCGGATCGACAGTCTGGTGGAAGCACTGGAAAAGAAAGGACTTTTGAAAAACGGGAAGCAATGCGACCCGGACGAAATGTTCCGCATTTTGTTTGGGCGATCCTGCAAATACCCCTACACCATGGACGCGGCGGAACAGATGCTTATGATCAACGAAAACCGGATGCGGCAGAACGAGGGGCGGCCTGAGCTGACCACTTTGCCGCCGGAGATGCGGCTGCGGGACGAGTTGGGGGAGTTTGCGGAGGAACCCAATGAGCAGGAGAAGGAGGCATATCAGCGGCTCGGACTGGTGAAGATGCCTCCGGCGAAGAAAAATCGGTAAGGAGGAGCCATGGCACGGCGGGCCGGAAAGGCATGGACAAGTTCGCAGGGCTGGGTCAGCGTGAAGCCCACGGCAGAGCGGGACTACACGGACTATGAGGATGCCTGGTGGGCCTTTCTGATCTGGGTGTTCCGGTGGTATCCGGACAAGCTGCTGGACCTTGTGCGGAGCGACGAAGCGGACTTCGCCAACGAGGAGATCCTGCAGCGGGTGATGGTGCGGGCCTACGCCAGGAAACGGGAGGTGGCGATCACCGGAACCCGAAGCCTGACAAAGACCAGCACAAAAATGAAATACGCCATGGTGAACGGGCTGGTATGGCCAGGAACTCAAAGCGCATATTATGGCCCAAGCTACAAACAGCTTGCCGCCATCGGCGGGAAAACCTACCACCAGATTGAGCACGATTACCCCATTCTTGCCAAGCACTGGCGGGTCAGCGCGGAGAGCAAGGATGACTTCAAGATCGAGACGGACGGCGGAAGCGCCTTTTACATCTCCGCCATGCGCGGCGACAACCTGCATGACGTGACGGCGGAGGAGTACGCACAAGAAGAAAACCCGCCCTTCGACTACAACGAGTATTCCACCGTGGTGCTGCCGGCTGTGCGTCTCTGGCACAACATCAGCGGCGAACGGGACAAAAACTTTGTAGGCTACAAGAAACACGCCATCACCAGCGCAGGGCGTAAGCAGAACCACGCCTTTCAGACCCGGTGCAAGGTGATGAAAAAAATGACCCAAGGGGAAAGCGCCTTTGCCATTGACATTTCATGGGAGAGCATCGTGCTCATGCAGATGCGGCCCTATGAGTGGGCGCAGGGACTCCGGGAGGAGCTGACGGCGGAAAAGTGGATGCGGGAGATGGAGAGCCGGTACACCGGCGCGGACGAGTTCCCCGTGCTTTCCGACGAGGTGCTGACGGATTCCCAGCGGGTGCTGGTGATGGAGACGGAGCACTGCTGCAAGGACCCGCACCCCAAGCTGGACCCGGAGGAAGTTATTTACATCGTGGGCTATGACGTTTCCTACGAGGATTCGGCAAAGAACGCCAAGTGTGCCTGCGTGGTGCTGAAGCTGACCCGTCAGCGGGAATACCTGAAACGGGACCGTTTTTTGAAGCAGCTGGTCTACATCGACGATTGGCCCCCGCCGGACCAGAGCAAGGCCCAGGCACGGCGGGTGAAGGCCATTTGGAACCGATTCTGCTATGACGGCAGCCAAACCTACATCGCCATCGACTCTTGGCAGTATGGCCGGGGCGTTTTAGAGGACTTGATGACCGATTTGGGAGACGGCCTTCCGCCCCTGTGTGTGAAGAACCACGCGGCCTACGCGGCGGCGGAGCTGCCGGGGGCGATCCCGGTGATCTACCCCATCAAGGCAGGCGGCACCGGCGTGACGGACCCGGACTTTGAAATGCTGAAATACGCACAGACGGAGTTTGAGCACCACAACGTTGAACTTCTGACGCTGAACGCCAACGAGGGCGTGGAGGCGTATAAGCGCGCCCACCGCATCCGGGACGATGACCGGGACTACCAGTTCGCACAGCCCTACCAGAAGTGTCGGGAGCTGTCCGGCCAGATACAGAACCTGAAGCTGGTGCCCAGCGGGGCGGGGATGAGCGAGAAGCGCATTTCCAAGGCCATCCAGCGCGATAGCTGGTCCGCCACGAAATATGCCCTGCGGCTGGCCCAGCTGATCGAGCGGGAGGAACTGCTGACGGAGATCCACGGGAAAAACAAGAGTGACTGGGCGTCGGCGCTGGACCGGTTCAAGGAAAACAAAGTGGCTCCGCCTATCAGCACCGGAAGCAGCGGACGGCTGGTGACGGCGCGGCGGGGAGGCCGGAGGTTTTGACAATGGCTCAACGGAAGAAACGATACCGGCTGTACGCCATGGGGCGGACCCGGAAAACGGAAGAGATCGCGTATGGCACCCGGTTTTACCGGATCTGCGCAGGGTACATTCTGCTGTATCTCACCGGACGGAAAAAGCCGGAGGGCGCAGTGGAGGTGGCCGGGGCAGACCTGGACCGTCTGACAGACGGGGATCGCCTGTGGCTGGCGGACTGCAACACCATGATCCTGGCAGAAGCGGCGGCCCAAGCGGGCGTAACGCCGGAAGAAGCGGAAAAGCAATGGGTCAGCACTCTGGACCGGCTGGAATGGGAATTGCAGAAGGAGCGGGAACGCATGAAGGGAGGCGGGGAGCATGGACCTGCAAACTGAATTGAGGTCGGTGCAATTCGCCTCGTACCCGAAGATATTCGGAAGGCTGCGGGAACTGGCGGCACAGTACGGCGATCTGCCCATGGACGCCGTAAGCAGCGCGTTTATGCGGGCGGCCAGCAACACCTACACCCGGAATAACCCCTACATTCAGAACCGCCGCGTAAAGGCCGTTTCCACCCTGCCGGTGAATTACAGCAAGGACAAGGTGGCGGAGATGCTCACCGCACCAGACGGCAACGAACAGGGCCTGCGGCAGGTGGCCCACGCACTGGAATGGACGGCGTATCCCCTGTTTCACACCCGGAAGGTGTACACGGAAATGCTGACCTACCACAGCTACATTGCCCCGGAGTACGCCACAGAGGAAGAAGCGAAGCGGGAGGACTTCCTGCGGGAATGGCAGCTTTTGGACAAGCTGCGGAAAACGCTGGACCCCAAGGCCACGGCCCATGAGATCGCTGGGCAGGTCTTGCAGGAGGGGAAGGTTTTCTACTATCCCCGGATCAGCGTGGACAAGCCCCACAACAAGGTAAACCACGCTTTTTTACAGCAGCTCCCCAGCGACTGGGTAAAGATCGTGGGGTTCAACAACGTGTCGAAATACACGGTGGCGATGAACCTGATGTATTTTATGCAGCCGGGGACGGACCCGTTGCAGTTCGGAGACCTGCTGCTGCCCTATCTGGATGACTTCTACGCATCGGCGGAGCGGGCACCGGAGGGCACGGGGAAGCGGGTGATCTTCGCGGCGCGGGACCGGGTGGACCTGAACGTGCTGGAACAGCGGAGGAAGCAGACCGGCGGCCGCTTGGCGGGAGACCCGGAGGTATACTCCCAGAACGGGCGGTGGTTCTACTGGGTGACGCTGCCGGTGGACAAGATTTTCACCTTTGAGGCAGACGATGTATCCCGGAACGCCATTTCTCCGCTGGCGGGGCTGTATCTCTCTCTGGTGCAGATGGCGCAGTACGAGCAGATCCAGCTGGAACTGGTGCAGAACCCCCTGATCGCCCTGTTTACCGGCGAGATCCCCTACAAGGATAAGTCCGAAATTACAAGCACAGAGGACGATTACCGGCTTTCCGACGCGGGACGGCGGCTGTTTGAGTACCTGTGGTATCAGATGCTACAAGAGAGCAACACCAGCGGGATCGGCTGGTTCACGGCCCCTGTGGAAAACATTAAAATGCACCAGTTGGCAGAAGCACCCAGCGCCACCAAGATTTCCGCAGCCGGGTACAGCTACGCTATGAACAAGGCGGGGCTGTCCGCCATCGTACCCACCACGGAGGACCCCAAGGCAGGCATTGCACAAATCTCCCTGCAGATCGAAGGGAAGTTTGCGGAGTGCGTATACCGGGGCTACGAACGGATGATGGCGGCCATTATGGACAAGCTGAATCTGAAATATTCGTGGCGGTTCTCGCTCTTTGGGACCCTCTCCACAGAGGAAAAGCGGATGGAGGAGGCCAAGCAGGGCATGACCCTCGGCATCCTGCCGCAGACCATCATCTACATGGCCATGAACGATCTTTCCCTGCTGGACGATCTGAGCATTTCCAATGCCATCAAGGCAAGCGGCATCATGGATAAGCGTTTGCCGCTGGTGACAAGCTACAATGCCAAGCAGTCCGAAAGCGGACTGCCGCCCCAGGCGGCCCACGATCTGAACCCCGGCGGGAGACCCAAGGGGGACGGCACCGTGACCAGCGAGGGACAGGAAGCGGACATCGACACCTACGGCGGATAGCCGAAGAAAAAGTGAACAGAGCACCCCGCTCTAAGCGGTGAGCGGGAGGAGCAAAGCGTTGCTGACGCCGGAATGACCGGCGTGGGCAGCGCTTTTTTCAACACGAGAGGAGGAAACCACATGGCAAAGCTGCGGGACATTTACCACTACGAAAATCCCCGCTTTTCCCCGCTGCGGGACGCGGCGCGGCGGGCCACAGCGGCATACCAGAACGCCGCACGGGGCCTGGACACGCTGAAGGAGTGGGTTCTGGTGGAGTTTGGACTGGTACACACGGCGGACGCCATTCACCGTCTGGCCAACGAACAGCCCAAGCGGTTTGACGTGATCGGAGACATTCTTCACCAGCGGCACCTGATGCAGGAATACCCGGAGACCCCGGAATACCGGGAGCGGCCGGAGGACATGGACGGCGTTTTCGGAGAGGTGATCCGGCTGTTGGAGGACATTGAGGATGCCTTGCGGGACTGCGTGGGCGCCAGCGAAGAAGTGGGGCTGTATCCGCTGGCAAGGGAATTTGAAAACCTTCAGATGGAGAACAGCAAAAGCTACGAGACCATGCTCTACGCATGGCAGATGTATGACAAGACCGACGGCAGCGCCACCAGCTATGACAACTGGGTGGAAAAGCTGTTTGACGGAGAGGAGGCGTGACCATGCCGTTTCGGACGAGAGGAACCCCGCCGGAGCACGTAAAAATGTCCGGCGAGCTGCGGGTCATGCAACGGCTCAGTGAATACGAGTTCGGCGTGGAACTGTGGGTCATGCGCTCCGGGCTGAATGAGAATCATTGGGATTTCCGCAATATGCGGGAGCACTACCTGACGTTTGTGGGTCAGCCCATTCTGTGTGCCTATGTGGGCCGCAAGGTGGGGGACGGACACAACATGAGAGAAGTGCGGGACCCCTACACCGGCGAGAAGGGCTACACGTTCATGGACGGAACGGCGGAGCGCATCGTAGGGACCCTATCCGACGATCCCAAGGACTTTTCTATTGTGGAAGAGGACGGGAACGAGTGGATCAGGGCAAAGGGCCGGTTATTCCAGTTTTACGCACCGGAATTGGTGGAAAAAATCGTGCGGACAGGGCGCATGGATGTTTCCGCTGAGACCGATACGAAAAAATCCCACATGGATGGCGAGAACGAGATCATTACGGATTGGGCAGGTCTCGGCGTAACCGTGCTGGGAGACGATGTGCCGCCGGCAATTCCGGGGGCGCGGATCAAGGCGCTGAGTGCCATGCAGGAAGAGTTTAAGACATTAAAACTGCGGGCGGCGTCTCTGGACCCCGGAAAGGGAAGCAACGAAACGAACAAGAGAAAAGGAGTGAACATCATGAGCAAGAAGGCAATGGAGGCCATGTCCGAAAAGTTCAAGGGCTACCGCGTGGTCGCTCTGAGCGAGGACGGGATGCACGTTGGCCTCGTGGACTCTGCCGGCAGCGCTTATACCTACGCCTTTAACGCGGAGGATAACGGCGCCGTGGTGGAGAGCCGCATCAAGCCCGCTTACCTCACGGCAGCCTTCCCCTTTGGCGAGGGCGTGAACGCCATGGCAGAGGTGAGCGACATCGTGGACTATGCCTGCGCCGCAAAGGGGCAGCAGGCGGAGGACGTGAAGGCACTGCAGGCACGTCTGGAAGCAGCGGAGGAGAAGATCCGCACCATGGAAGCCGCTGAGCATGAGCGCCGGGTGGAGGCTGTGAAGGAAGCCGTGAACGGTGCCTTGGAGGACATCCGGGCTTGCGCCGTGGAAGGCGACGCCGACATGACCGAGACCGCCAAGGGCCTGTGCGACCGGGCAGAGGAGTTCGCAGCCATGGAGACTGACGGGAAGTTCTGCGGCGCGGACCGCGCCGTGCTGGACCTGATGGCCGCACACGGCAAAGCACAGACCGAAAAGCGCAAGAAGGAAATGGCCGCCAAGCAGCATTCCTTCGCATGGAACAACCCCAAGACCAACAGCGGTGAGGGCGGCGGCATCATGGAGATGCTGAGCCACATGAACGGCTGAGATACGAGAGGAGAGTGAATCACAATGGCATACATTGAAAAGACCGCATTTTGGCCCAGAGTGACAAACCGGGTGTTCGACGAGACGCTGAACATTACCGGCAAGTTCCAGAACGGCGATAAGGCAGACGAGACCTGCTCCGCAGGTTTCCTGTGCGTGAAGGATGAGCAGATGGACTGCGAGGGCTATGTGGGCGTTGGCCCCACCGGTTCCACCGTGACCATCAAGAACAGCAACAGCTGGAACATGAAGGCCACCGGAGCCGCCGTGAAGAGCGAGGGCGACGGCATTTTCGCCTGCAATCCCTATGACGTGAACATGGTCGAGGATCCCGCGACCGGCAACCTCTACAAGGTCGGCGCCAACACCCTGGGCCTGCCCGCTCCCAAGGGTTATCCCGTCACCTTCACCAAGATCGTGTTCGACGGGAACAAGATTTACCGGTTCGGCATCGGCAACCTGTCCACCGCTCTGGGGGCCAACAAGTTCCTGACCATTGCCAACGGTCTGCTGGTGCCCGCCACCGCCGCTCCCACCGACGTGGGGACTCCGTACTTCAAGGTTCAGCCCACCGGCGGCACCTTTACCGAGGGCGCACAGAGCGCATTTGAGTTTGTGGACGTGCTGGCCTGCAAGGTTGACGCGGCAGCGGGCTGAGAAACGAGAGGAGAGTGACAACAATGGCAATCAGACTGAACAGCATTGATCCTAATGTGTATGACAGCGCCGCCAAGGAGTTCAGCAACGCGGAACGTGACCGGGCCTACATCGTGACCTGCGGCCGTCTGCTGATGCGTGAGCGTCTGGGCCGGGACGAGCGCGCCCTGCGGGTCATGACCAAGCAGCCCGACGATTTTACCGCCATGCTGGCGGACGGCGAGGGGCAGAACAGCTACAGCATGACCAACCGCAACCTTCAGAAGAACCTGCTGCTTTTCTGCGCCAAGCGGGTGTGTGCCCTGAGCGGGGAGATTCCCCCCGCTGATCTGGACGAGTTCCGCCGCAACCAGCGCAAGTTCATGAGCGACAGCCTGTACCTCAAGACTCTGGCCGGGATCGTCACCGAGATCGTGACCCCCATGCTGCCCACCGTCATGAGTTCCGGGCTGGGCTGGCTGGCTGAGATGACCACCGTGCCCATCGGTCAGACCAAGGAACTGGACATCATGTCCAATGACATCTTCCTCTTTGAGGATGACAGCTGGGGCGCTTCCCGCTCCAAGCCCGCCAACACCCTCTACAACAAGAGCGTGACCCTGAACCCCCGTCTGCGCACCGCACGGGTGAGCGTGAAGTGGTATCAGCTGGTGGGCAACGACGCCGACATGGGGCGGTTCTTCAACGCTCTGGCCGCCGGTATGTACTCCAAGATCACGGCGCTGTGGATCAGCACCCTGACCAAGATGACCGCCAACACCGCCTATGTGCCCAACAACATGACCTTCACCAACACCTCCGCCAACTGGGTCACTGCCGGTGAGCGGGTGAGCGTTGTGAACGGGACCCGCTACCGGAACGTGATGGCCCTTGGCCGTCCTTCCGCACTGACCAAGGCCCTTCCCAGCGGTGTGGTGAACGCCTCCACCGTGAACCTGGATGCCGCCCTGTCCACCATGCTGGGGGTGGACTGGGCACGGTACGGCTTCCTGGGCGAGTACATGGGCATGAACCTGATGCCCATTGACACCGCCATTGTCCCCGGCACCCAGAACACCACCGTGACCGACATCGTACCCGCCGACAAGATTTGGCTGGTGCCTGCGGGCGGCTACAAGCCCGTCTACATCGGCATGGAGGAAGGCACGCCCATTCAGTTGGAGCTGACCCCCGATCAGACCGCAGACATGAGCATCGACGTTGTTGTGTCCATGTCCATTGACTGTGTGCCGGTCCTCGCCAGCAGAATGGCCGTTATCAACGCGTAAGCACCCCAAGCGGGAGGGAGGAAACCCTCTCTCCCGCGGATATGGTGCGAAGCCTGCATGAGGGCAGAGCACCACGGAAAACACAGCATCTTTTATCTGAAAGGAGCGGACAAAGATGGCAAAAGAGAAACGGACGGCTGCCGATGTGGCGGCGGGGATCGAAGCGCAGGAGCTGGAAGCAGCCGCCCAGCCCTTGCGGGAACAGGCAAAGGCTGCGCCCGTGGCAGAGCAGAAAGCGCCTGCGGCGGAGAAGGAACCCGAAAAGCTGTATACAGCCGATGAGGTAGCGGAGATCGCCAAACAGGCGGCGGCGGAGGCCGTTGCAAAGGCCATGGCGGAGGTCAAACCCCAAGTGGTTCAGGTGATGGCGGACACGGAAAAGGTGACGCTCCGCTGGTGCGCCCCGGTGGCGGATGACAATCTGGCTGTATTCGGTCCCAACGGGATGTACGGCACCGTGACCGGAAAGAACGGCACGGTGATGGTGCCCAAGAGCGAGTGGAGCCGGTTCTATGATGAAACGGCAAGACGGCTCATTGAACGGCGCTGGCTGGTGGTGCTCTCCGGTATGTCGGATGACGAGCGGGCGGTGTATCACTGCGCGTACCGCAAGGGCGAGGTGCTGGACGAGACGGCTTTCCGCTGCGCCGTGACCATGGGGGACAAGCTGCTGGACATCTTCGACGATCTCTGCACGGAGCATCAGGAGATGGTGGCCAAGGCTTACTATGACGCATGGGAGCGGGGCGAGGTCAGCGCTGACAGCCGGGAACTGCTGAAGAAGCTGAACGCGAAGAACAAGGCTCGGTATGCCGAAGAACCCAAGGAGGACCCCCGGCGGAAGGGAATGTTCCGCCCGGTGCTGGATGCGCTGAACAGCGCGGAGGCAGCGGAAGAGGACTAAGGTCAAAAGGAGGAATTGAACATGGATATTTCCGGATTTGGCATTGCCAGCGTGGCGGTAATCACGGTGATCTGCTACCTGATCGGCATGGCTGTGAAGGCCACCGCCATTGAGAACAAGTGGATTCCCATTATTGTGGGCGTATCCGGCGGCGTTCTGGGTTTGGTGGGGATGCTGATTATGGCAGACTTTCCCGCAACGGACTATCTCACCGCCGTGGCGGTGGGCATTGTAAGCGGTCTGGCCAGCACCGGCGTGAATCAGATCGCGAAACAGATGAGTAATTAAAATTGCGCTCCCCACAGGGGGACATTCCCGTGTCAGGGCAAGGGGAAAGAATCTTTGGCGCAAAGATCCCTCCCTCATACCCCCTCTGGCACAAAGGGGCGGAATTGCGATTCCTCCCCTTTGGAAACCCCACCTTGAGGACAAGGAACGGGGCGAGGACGAGGGGGCATAGATAGAATCAACAACCATTTTTTTGATTTGAAAGGAGAACAAATCATGGACAAGAAATATGCTGAGATCATCACTGAGGGCAAGAAGAACGGAAAGACCATCGAGGAGATTAACAAGCTGCTGAAGGAGGCGGGTGCCAACTTCCACCTGAACCCCGACGGCGGTACGGCAGGCTGGACTGAGGCGGAGATGGCCGAGGGCTTTATCCCCGCTGAAGAGGAACCCAAGGACGCCCAGCGTACCGTGGATATGCGCCGCCGTGAGGATCTGGCTGGCACCAAGCAGATCCAGTGGATCCCCGGCGGCAAGTTCGAGGTTACTTATGACGAGGACGGTTATGCCAAAAGCGCGGTGAGAGTCAATGACTGACATCTTTGACTGTGCTCGGGCGCAGGTCTACTATAACCCTGGGAAGCTGACGCCTGCGCAGATCAAAGCGAAAACCGGCTGCACCCACATCATCAACGGCTATCTGTTCAACGGCAAATTTCAGCCGGTTGGCTGGACGGTGATCAATGGGAAAGTTATCAGCCGGGATGCCTATCAGGATTGGGGCATTTCCATTGGCAGTGATGGCGCACCGAAGATGCTGACGGACCGGGGAGGATCTTTCCTCTCCGGCGTCCCTCTCCTGAAAGCGGGGGCCAAACTACACCGGAATCTGACGCCGGACGTGGCCCGCTCTGCCGCACGGACGGCGGTGGGCTGGCTGAACAACGGCAAGGTGGTGCTGTGGTGCGACAAGTCCAGCCTGACCCGTGAGCAGCTCCAAAACAAGCTGCTGGGGCTGGGCGTGGTGGATGCCCTCATGCTGGACGGCGGCGGCTCCACGCAGGGCATTTTCCCCGGCGGGAAGGTGATCAGCAGCCGGAAGGTGCCTACGCTGCTGCTGTTCTGGGAGCGGAAGGCGGCCACCGCAAACCCTTCCCCGGCCCCAGCCAAGCCGGAGGAACCGGCGCTGGCATGGGGCAAGGCCAAGGGGCTGCTGACGGACAGCAATGCGGCGGAAACGCTGACCCGTGCGGATCTGGTCAGGGCACTGTACAAACTGATGGGGGGATAGGCATGGATGTCAAGGTCTACTCTCTGGACACTGATGGGGACAAGTACCTGACTCCTCATTTCCAAGTGAAAGAATTTCGCTGCCGTGATGGCAGTGACGTGGTTCTGATCCACGAGCAGCTCCCCTGGGATTTGGAAGCCATCCGGTATCAGGCCAACCAAGAGCACGGCAAGGGGAAGGAGATTCCCCTCATTATCAACAGCGGCTACCGCACGGTGGCCTACAACAGCACGTTGAAAAACGCCAGCAAACACAGTCAGCACCTTTACGGATACGCTGCGGATATTCACATGCCGGGAGTCTCTATCAAGGACCTGAAGCGATATGCCCGGAACGTGTCCCCCAACCATGGAGGCGTTGGGGTGTATGGCAGTTTCCTTCACTTCGATAAGCGAGAGGTAAAGGCCGACTGGACCGGCTGAGAGTTTTGAACCGAAGGGGGGAACAGAGCAATGGCGATGCAGGGAGACTCCTATCTGATCCCCATCGTGGTGCGGCAAAACGATGTTGTGATCGAGCCGCAGATGGTGGAACTCCTGGTGCTGAAGATCGGCGGCATTGCAAAGTTCTACCCCGGCGGCGGGCTGACCTACGCGGAGGGGCAGTGGTATTTCTCCCTCTCACAGGAGCAAAGCCTGAAGCTGCCGGATCGGCCCGTTGAGACTGGTGGGCGGATGAAATTGCCCCATCAGGAGGTAGTGGGCTTCCGCGGACCGGATGTGAACGTGCGGAAGGCCATTGTGGAAGGGGTGATCTGATGGCGAACAAACACTCCACCCTGACCCCGGACGGCTGCGCCGTTCCCACTGCAGGGATACCGCCGGACACGAAAGAACCGACCGCAGTCCAAGGAGCCGAGCTGACACCCAACAAGCATTCCACGCTGACGCCGGAGACCTGCTTCAAGCCCATGGTAATGGACATTCAGGACGTGGTTCTGAACGTCACTGACGGAGAAGGGCGGGTCTATCAGGAAAAAACCGTGGTGCCGTCCGGAGTCCAGCAGATCGTGACACCGGACGCCAACTACGCGGCACTATCCCGCGTGATCGTGGAAGCCATTCCCAGCGACTACGGGAAAATCACCTACAGCGGAGACGAGATCACCGTGACTTAACAAATCCAACCCCCATATAAAACGGTTGATGGGGTCGAAAAATTTTAAAAGGAGACCGAAAACATGGCAAAGAAAAATGTAATCATCAACAAAGTTCCGTATGAGGGCGTGGCAGAAGTCAAGATCCCCCTGCAGGAGGGCGGCGGCAGCGCCCGCTATGTGGAAACCAGTGACGCCACTGCGGCGGCCGGCGATATTCTGACCGGGAAAAACGCATACGTCAACGGAAGCCTGGTCGGCGGTTCCATGCCGAACAACGGCAAGACCGACGGAACCATTTCCACGGTGGACGGAACGGTCACGATTCCCGCAGGCTACACCTCCGGCGGCACCGTTCAGATTTCCGAGGCGGAGCAAGGAAAAGTGATTCCCGGCAACATCAAGTCCGGGGCGACCATTCTGGGCGTAGCCGGTAAAGACTCCGTGGTGGACACCGATGACGCGGACGCCACCGCCGGGGACATTCTTTCCGGCAAAACCGCCTATGTGAACGGCCAAAAGGTCACCGGCACCACCACCATGCCGACGATCTCGCTGCTGGATGGGGTACTGAGTATTTCCTGATTTCAGTCCTGAATTTCAGGACCGGAAGCCAAGGGGATATTCTCTTTTGAAAAGAGAATGTCCCCCCGGCCCCCTAAAGAGAAACGCGGGGGGATTCCGATTTTCCCCCCGCACCCCCTTGAAACGGCACAAAGGGGCGGAATTGCGATTCCTCCCCTTTGGAAACCCCACCTTGGGGACGAGGGCCGGGGGCTGCGGCCCTCTCCCTTTGGAAACCAACCCCCATAGAACGGGGGACGGGTGAATAACAGAAAGGAGAACGCTTCATGCCAAGTCCAACCGTCATTGTGAACCACAAGACATACAGCGGCGTGGGGCGTTTATCCATCCCCCTGTCCACCGGGACGGGGAACGGAGATTTCATTTACATCGGCGGAGATCCGGGAAGTTTGCCCCAATGGCAGGCAAACGTGAAGATTGCGGGCGTGAAATACAACGCCGTACAGCGGGTGACGCTGCCGAAGCAAGGTGGCGGGGAAGCCCACTACCTATGCGCGGCCGGGACCTTTCGGGAATTTCCCGTAAACCCCGGCGGCAAAAAAATCAACATCGGAGATTATGTGAAGCTGGAAGCAGGGCTGTATCCCAGCGCAAGCCTGTACCCAAGCACGGCGCTGTATCCCGGAACCGGGGTCAGGAGCGACGCGCCGGGAGCACTGGCAACGGCACTGCTGCCGGACGCATCACTTTATCCGGCTGCGGACCTTTACCCAAGGAACGTAATTCTGGCGACCGGGGCGGGGACGGACTCCGCCAACGCAGACGGCATTGCCATGAATGACGCGGAACCGGGAGGGACCGTACTGGTATACATTCCAAAAACGTAAGGAGGGACGGCTATGGGAACGAGTTGGAGCGAGATCATTTCGGACCATGCCATGGTTTTTATTGATGACGTGAGACTGACGGATCAGGCGGCGGAAAGTCCTGCGCGGTTCCTCCGGCGGATGAGCCTGTACATGAAAAACGCGATCCCGGTATTCAACCGTCCACCTGAGATGGTGACTTACCTGAAAGAAGGGCTGACGGAACCCGCATACGGAGACAGCGCATGGGTCTCCACCTTGGAGAGCATTGCGAAAGAGACGAAGGTGGAGACGGGGATGACCGGCTACGAATTATTCTCCTGCGCACAGCGGGCGGAGCAGCCGGACGGGTCCGTGCTTTTGGTGCCGTATGAAGAGGCGGTGTATGACCCGGAGACCGGGATCGTGACCTTCCCGTTACAGATGGATGCGGGACTGCGGTACGAGATGGACTTTTACACCGACGGGGCCTTTGCCCATGACCTGACGGCGGAGCAGAAACGGCTGTTGGGATTGTGCGTAGCCTCCGTATGGGACGAGAGGTTTTTCCGCAACTGGCTCGGCGACGCGCCCAAGGATCATGACCGGAGCTTTAACCCACCTAACGAGCCGCAGTACATGGAAAAGGGCAACAAGAAGAAACTGCAAAACCGGGGGCTGTTGAATCAGGAATTGCGGAAGTATGAGCAGGACTGCCTGTACGCAACGGCGTTCCACCGGTCGGCACGGCAGATAAAGCTGATCTGAAAGGAGGAAGCCACATGGCGGACGCTAAGCACGGCATGAAAAACATCGGCCTTTTGAGCGGCGGGAACGGCAGGGCGACCAACGCTCCGGCCCAATACCGGGACCGGAATCGGCAGTATTTTGCGGATGCCACGGCCCGGTTTGTGGAGGAAATGGCTCCTTACGCCACGGACTTTGTGACGGCCCGGATGCAGGGCTTGGTTTCCGGAGACTTTTACCGGTGGAGCACAAAGCGCATCCGCCTTTCCGACACCACCAAGCAAGGCGTCAGCCTTACCCGGAAAACCGATGATCAGAAGGCATTTCTGGTGGCGGACGCCGGGGTGGACTACATCCCGGAGGGAGCCAAGGTGGAGACCATGGGTTCCTACTGGCTGGTGACGAACCCCTCCAACCTGTCCAGCGCGTCGGGGAACGGCATTATGCGGCGGTGCAACGCCATGTGGCGGTTTCTGGACTGGTACGGGAACATCCGAGAAGAACCGATCCTTGTGGAAAAGTCCTTGGCGCAGGCCACAGCCAACGATTTTCAGGAAATGACCCTCATCATGCAGGGATATTTCAACATCATCTGCCAGCGGAACGCCAACACGGAGCAGCTGGACCAGAACAGCCGCCTGATCTTAGGGCGGCGGGCCTACCAGATCACGGGCTACTCCGACGTGACGCAGGAGTTTACCGGGGACGATGAGAGCACACACCTGCTGTATTTCAACGCCCGGATGCAGGAACCGAACCACGAGATCGACGATCTGGAAGCGAAGGTGGCAGGGGGGAAGAACTTCTCCTGGGCGGTATTTGTCACCGGGGCGCCCCGCATGACGGCGGGAGATGCTTTCCAATTCACCGCTGCTTCCCGGCGGAACGGGGCCGAGGTGGAGAACACGGAGGAACACCCCATCGGCTATGTATGGTGTTCCAGCGACACCAACGTGGCCACGGTGGACAGCAAAGGCGTGGTAACAGCGGTAGGCGAGGGCACCTGCCAAATCACGGCGGTGCTGGACCAAAACCGGACTTACGGCGGGACTTTCGCCGTGACGGTGGAGGCATCGGCGGCAAAAACACCGGCGGTACGGTTTTTGAATGAAGTTCCCAAGTACATGGCCCCCTACGATGTAGAGACCTTGGAGGCGGCGCTGTTTATCGGCGGCGTTCGACAGAATGCGGCGGTGGAGTGGACCTATGAGGGAGCCGCAGAGGGTTCTTACAGCGTGAGTGTCAATGGGAACCGGTTGACAGTAAGGTGCTGGGGGAACAGCCCAAAACCGCTGACGGTAACGGCCAGATGCGAGGGCGAGAGCGTCAGCGCGGAGATCGAATTGGAGGGCTTGTGAGATGGCAGAGAAGTGTCCATACGCTTACAAGCGGCCCGGAACGGTGAGCTTGCTGTGCGAGATGCAGCCGGGGCAGAAATTCCCCATCTGCGGGCACCAGCATTTGTGCGGCGTGACCGGGCAATGGGAGAACACACCGCAGGCGGCCTTGTGTCCCCTGCGAGGAAGCAACCGTGAGAAATTCCAAAAAATCTGAAAGGAATGACGTATATGGAATGGAAAAAACTGACGGAGGAAGAGCTGCTGGCAGCCAGAGACTATGTGCCCCTGATGGAAAAGGCGGCGTTTGCGGCGGAGTGCGCCGGACGGTGCTTTGACCGGATGGAGGTCCGGGTGGAAGGAGGACAGGTACTCCCCTACTTCAAGGAGAACGTGGAGCGGCGGAGCCGGTATCTCATGGGCGGATTCGTGAAGCTGTATCTGGGAGAGGACTTTGAGCCGGTGGAGGGAGAAACCTATCTCATGTCCGCCGACGAGTATGACCGGTGGGCCGGAGGCCACATCTTCAACCAGATCGACCGCATGAAGGGGAAAGGGCCGAACCTCCGGGACAAAGCCTTTGACCTGCTGGCGGACTACCGTGATCTGGAAAAGATGCTGAAAACGGAGATTTACGGGATGCTGCAAGCCATGAACGATCCCGTGAGCCGGTTTCAGGACCTTGCAGCGCAGAGCATGACGCCGGAGGCGGTGCAAAAGACGCTGGACGATCTGAAGGAGGCCCGGAGCGCCTTTGACGCGGCCTTTCAGAAGCGGAAGGACGGCGCACAATGAACCCGGCCTTCCATAGCCCCACCTATCCATTTGAGAGAGTCCAAAGCGGGTTTCTGACCTTCCGTGGGGCGGAGGAGATCCCCCACAAGCTGTTGACCTATCTGATGGACCTGCCGCTGCCGGACGGCTACGAGCCGGTGGATGACAACACCCGCCCCCGTGTCCGGCTGATGAAATATCTATGGCATGACGGGGCCAAGCCGCTGGGAGAGCGGCTGCCTACGGCCAAGGAGAAGCAGAGCCTTCTTTTTGACGGGAACGAGCCTGTGGTAGACAGCAACACCCAGCGCCGCAAGCACCCGAAAGGGTATCGCCTTTACGCCCAGAAGTTCTGGGGAGAAGCCCAGACGGAGGCGAAAAGCACGATCAAATGTTATTTGGGCCGCATTTTTTCACAGACGCCCTTTGACGCGCGGATCGGGATCACGTTTGTGATCTCCTGCAACGTGAACCAAGAGACTACCACCAAAACGGAGGCATACGCCCGCTCCTACGATATGGAGCAGTGCATCATCGAGGCACTGAACGGCGTGAATCTGGCGGGGATCGGCGTGTGCGATTTCTCCCGTGCCGCACACGCGGACAACGGAAGCCGCCCGGTGTATGACCAGACGGGCACGGTGGTGGGCCGGGAACTGAAAATGAGCATACATTGGGCGGAAAGCGAAGCCGCCATGGGTGATACCATTGAGGACTACTAAATTCACAACGGGAGGACAGCCACCATGAACATGGAAGATGCAGCTCTGAAAATAGAGGGCCACGAGCACGAGATCAAGTCCCTGAAACATCGCATGGCCGATGTGGAGCGGGATCAGCAGGCGCTGCTCAAGCTGACTGCCAGCGTAGAGGTAATGGCGACCAAGCAGGAAGAAATGGGGACAAAGGTGAGCCGGATCGATGAAAAGATGACAGAGATGGAAGGGAAGTCCGCCAAACGGTGGGACAGCCTCGTGGACAAAGTGATCTGGCTGATCGCCGGGGCCTGTATTGCGGCGCTGTTTGCCAGCGCAGGCATTGCCATTTGATTTCAGATATTGGAGAGGATGAATTAAAAGAATGGAACTCTCACGGAATATCAAGCGGGCGGCGGACCGCTACGAACCCGTAGAAACCGCCGGACTGACCCTATGGCCCATCCGGGTATGTGAGCAGGAGGAATTTGAGCGGGCGAGACCCGCCATTGACGTGGTCCAGCAGGCGCTCCCTGTGCGCTATGCGGTCATGCCTCTGCTGACAGCCTATTGGGTCATGGATCTGGAAAGTATGGAGCGGGGGGAAGAACCGGTGGGCCTTTTCAACCGGGCGCTGGCGTTTTTGGCGCTGGCGCTGCGGCTGGGGGAGGGCCGGAGCCTTTCAGACCGCATCCGCCTGTTTCATGTGAAACTTTCACCTGAAAACACAATTGATTTAAAGGGGATATGCTTTACATGGAACGGCGAGGAAGAAATCACCATTACCCCGGTACAATTCCAGCGGCTCAGGGCTATTTTGGCCTATCAGAACGGCATTGAGCTGACGGATGAGGACGCCAACCCGGACCTGTTGGAGGCGGAGGCGGAGCTGGCCCGGAGAAACGGGCCGAAGCTGCGCCGGGACCCGGCCGCTCTGCTTTCCTCCATCGCCCTGTTTACGGGCTGTGAGGAAACAGAGATGGACGAATGGCCCCTGCTGAAGCTAAAACGGCGTCAGGAAGCCATCCAGCGGGCGGCAGATTATCTGATCTGCGGCATTTCGGAGGGCAACGGCGTGAAGTGGAAGGGAGGGAACCCTGTACCCCACCTTTTCTATGACCGGGAGCGGGAGGACGCGGGGGCCATGACCCCGCTGAGCCAATTTACCAACAACAAGGAACAAACTTAAAAGGAGTGTGAACAGACATGATCACTTTTACTGACAAGAGACTCTACCCGAAGGGCATTTGCTCCGCACAGCTTCAGGACCCTGTTACCGGCGAGGTTCTGAGCCAGAGCGACAAGTTCTCCACCGGTAACATCCAGTTCTCCGGCAACATCGACCCTCTGCGAGCGGGCCTTGGCAACGGCGTTGCCACGATTGTTGCCAGCGATTCCGATACGCAGGTGAACTTCACCCGCGCGGACTTCGACCTGATGAGCAAGATGATGGCTGTGGGCGGCACCGTGAGCTACAACGCCGTTTCTCCCGTCTGTCAGACGGTGGAGGCCACGGGCACCTCTCTGAAGGCCGACGTGAGTAAGCTGGTGCCTGTGGCCCAGTACGGCTATTCCTCCATTTTCTGCTACGTGCAGGAGGTGGGCGCTGCGTCCTCCTACTCTGTGGGCGGCGTTCCTTATCCCATTGACCCCGCCACCGGCGCCATTACCGGCTTCACCGCTGAGAGCGGCAAGAGCTACAAGGTGTGGTACTTCGCCCGGAAGCCCGCGGCTCAGGTGGGCGTGGTGCGCAGCGCCTTTAATGGCCGCATCGTCCACTTCACCGCGCAGATCGCCGTGTATCAGAACGTGTCCGGCAAGAACAAGGGCACCCGCTGGGGCTGGGCCTACCTGATTGTGCCACGCCTGTATCTGAACCCCGAAGGGGCCAACACCACCGGCGACCAGTCCAACTACGATACCACCACCATCACCGGCCGCGCCATCAATGAGGACGCCGACGTGATCTCCGCCGAGTGCGACGCCTGCGGCGGCATGGGCACTTCCGCCTACATGGTGCTGGTTCCCGACGAGGAAAGCGACGAGGTGGCCGGGATCGCTGTGATCGGCGGCGTGGTGAGCGTGGCCGCCAGTGGCACTGCCCCCGTGAATGCCAAGCTGGTCATGAAAAACGGGGAACTGGTGACGCCCTCTCCCGCAAGCCTGCTGAAGTACACCGTGACCGCCGGGACTGCTACCGGGACCACGGTCTCCAAGGACGGCATTGTGACCGCCGGGAGCACGCAGGGCACCGGGAGCATCGCCATCCAGTATCCCGCCGAGGGAGCCGCCAAGTACACCGCGCAGGCGGTTCTGGAAGTCACCGCCGAGTAAGGGACACACCAAAAACGCCTTATCCTAAGCGTTGGATAGGATGAGCCGAGCGGGGCTGACTGCCGGGGAAACCCGGCGGTCGGCTCCGCTTTTTGTTCCCCGGCAGACGGGAGAGCATGAGGATCTCATGCTTTGGCGTATGCTTGGGACCATTTTCGTGAGGTCACGAAAATGATGGAAAGGAGCGGGGATATGAGCGGGAGCGCATCTGCCAGGATCACAGGGCTGGACGAGGACATGGCGGCGCTGGAACAGCGGTTCAAGGCGGCGCTGGCGGGGGCCATGCCCACGCTGCGGGAGGATCTGTCCCAATGCCTTTTTGAGCACGTGCAGGGTGACGTATACGAAAAATTCGACCCAAAGGAATATATCCGGCGGGGAGAATACGGCGGCTTGGCCGACATTGACGGCAACACGGAGTTTGCGGTGACAGAGGACAGCGTTGCCATGGACTACCAGCCAAGCGGCGAGAGCGAACAGGTGGAAAACCCGCTGAACGGAGACGCACTGATCGGGCGCATTGAGCATCTGGACCCGCCCTATGATTGGACCCGGAGGCCCCCGGCCAGACCGTTTTTTGAAAATTTTGTCACGGAGCTGGTAGAAGGCGGACGGGCGGAGGAAACGCTGGTACGGGCCATGAACCAACAGGATGCAGAATTACAGATCGAAGCCAACGGCTACACGGGCCGGGAGGGTGACGAAGGATATTGAAGTAAAGGCAGGGCGGTGAAGCATGGCAAAAATTATCTTTAAGGGCGTACCCGATTTTACAGAGGTCCGGGCGGAGATCACAAAACTGAAGCAGGAGGTAGCGTCGGTTTCCTCCACGAAGGTGAACCTGAACGGCACGGCGCAGGGTCTGAACGGCGCGGCCAATGCCGCCGGGAAGCTGGCGGGGAACCTGCAGAAGGTCTCCACCACCTTTGACGCAAACGGGCAGGCCACGCGGCAGGTGCGGGATTTCTCCGCACGGCTGGGAGAGACCACCCGCGTGGTGGCGACGCTGAACAAGGAGACGGGGGATCTGGCTGTGACCCAGCAGACCGTGACCCGGAACTACCGACAGCAGGCCCAAGCGGCGGAGAAAGCCGCTGCCACGGAACTGAAAGCCACCCGGCAGGCCAACGCCTATTTACAGCAACAGACCAGAGCAGCGCAGAACACTCCTTATAATCCCACATCGATCCAGCGGCAGATCGAGGGCATGGTGGGCATCGGGAACGCCGCCAAGAGTGCGGCGGACAGCGCCGGTGTATTTGAAAGAGCGTTTTTGAACACCTCCGATAAGGTCCAGAAGGGCACGAAGGAGATGACCGAGAAAAACGGTCGATTAGGGGACAGCTTCACCAACGTCTACCTGAAAATGCTCCAATGGCAGGTGATGGGAACCATCGTCTCCAAGACCATTGGGGCCTTCCGGGATGCCATTTCCACCATGAAGGCCGTGGACGATGAGATGGTGACGGTCCGCAAGGTAACTGGCTTTACAGCAGAGCAGATGGAGGAACTGCGGGACCGGGCCTATGAGACGGCATCGGCTTACGGCGAGGCGGCGGACGAATATCTGAACTCTGTGGCGGCGTTTGCCCGTGCCGGTTACGGCGAACAGGCGGACGCACTGGCGGAGCTGGCCACCAAGACAAAACTGGTGGGCGACACCAGCGCAGAAACGGCACAGCAATTCCTACTGTCCGTGGACGCGGCGTATCAGTACAAGGGAAACATTGACGCATTGACCAAGGTGCTGGACGGCGCCAACGAGATCGACAACAAGTACGCCACCAGCATTGAAAAGCTGGCGGAGGGCTTGGGGACCGTGGCCCCGGTGGCGGCACAGGCCCATGTGGGAATCGATGAACTGACGGCGGCCATCGGTACGATCACGGCAGTCACACAGCGGAGCGGCAGCGAAGCGGCCCGTGCGTTCCGGGCACTGGTGCTGAACATCGTGGGGGACACGAAAACCGAGATCGACGAGGGCGTGACGTGGACCACCGGGGAGATCGCCGGGTTGAAGGACGTGATCCGACAGTACGCCCCGGCTGCGTATGAAGCGGCCAAGGCCACCGGCGAGGTCATTGACCCCATGGAGGCCATCGGGGGCCTTGCCCAGAGCATGAAGGACGGGCTGCTGACCGAACAAAAGCTGATGGAGATGGTCAGCGACATCGGCGGCAAGCTGCGGACGAGCCAGCTGCTGGCATTGATCCAGAACTGGGATATGTACCAGTCCATGCTGAAAGACTACGCCAACGCCGTAGGCAGCGCAGACAAGGAAATTGAAAACGCGCTGGACAGCTGGACCCGCAAGACCAACATTCTGAAAAACGAATGGACGGAGTTCATTCAAAGCATGGTGAGCACCGATGCCGTTAAGGGCGGGCTGGACGTGCTGATCGGCGCGGTGGAAGTCCTGAACACGGACATTGGCCATTTCGCGGCGGTTTCCGGGACTGCGGTTTTGGGAATGTTGGCGCTGAAAGCGGCGGCCAAGGGCGCGACGGTGGCGTTCGCAAAACTTTCTGCGGCGGGGATTGCCATGAACCCGTGGCTGCTGGCAATCGCGGCGGCGGCAGGGGCGTTCAGCCTCGTGTGGAAGGCGACGGAGGACTACCGGAAAAGCCTTGACGCGCTGAACACGGAGATCGAGACCAACACCACCCAGTTAGAAGAAAACAAGAAGCGGCTGGAAGAAATCTATGCAATTCCATGGCATGATCTAACGCCGGAGCTGATCGAGGAAAAGAAGGCGCTGGAAGCGGAAAACGCCGGACTGGAACAGCAGATCAAGCACCTGCCGGCAATCGCGGAGAAGAAGGCCCAAACCGTGGGCGGAGCCGGTGGGACCACCATCACGTCCATGGGCAGTGTGAAGGGCTACGATGAATTTGTGGGCCGGTCCTTCAAGTCCACGGAGGAAATGATCGCTCAGCTTCGGCTGGTGACGGGACAGGCCATCAGCACCACGGCAGACCTGGAACGGCTGGGGATCACCTACGAAACACTGGCGGACAAGGCCAAGACGTACACGGACCAGCTTCAGTCCGGGCGAGGCATCCAACAGGACCAAATCAACGATTTCTACGCCGTAAAAACGGCGGCGGAACAGCAGGTGGCAGCCTACGAGGAAGCCATCAAGGCCAACGGCAAGCTGACGGACGCCCAACAGGCGGACTATGACGTGCTGAAGGCATTTCTGGCACAGGTCAACAAGGCAACACAGCCCATGAGCGACTATGTGGCGGGGCTTTTGAAAGTACAGAGGCAGGCGGGGAAGTCCGGGGACCAGATTTACGATCTGGTGAAGCGGATGATCGTTCTGAACGAGAAAAAGCTGAACCTAAGTCAGCAGATCGGGGCGCTGCGGCAGCTGGCCACGGAGGCCGGGGCGGCCGCCTATTCCGTGGGCATGATTGGTGCCGCCAAGACGCAGGATGTAGAGCGGACCATCAAGGGCCTGTTGCAGACCGGAAAGGCCAAGACCTATGACGAAGCCCGTGCCATCGTTCTGAACCGGATCTACAAGTCCATGTTTACGGACACCGGGCGGGACAGCGGGACGGTGGATACCTCCTCCACAGTGGATACGTCCTCCACCACATCGTCCACGGGAAAGTCCACCAAGGACGCGGAGCTGGAACGGCTGAAGGACATTGTATCCCTGCGGAAGTCGGAGCTTTCCCTCATGCAGGAGCGTGGGGACAGCACGGCGGACCAGATCGACAAGATGCGGCAGATCCAAGCGGCGCTCCACGCACAGGCGGAGTATATGCGGCGGATCGGGGCCAGTCAGGCGGACATCAACGCCCTGTCTACGGAGCACTGGAAGATCACCAAGCAGATTCAGGCACTGCAAAAGGATCTTTGGGACGAACTGGAAGATGCCGTTAACAAAAAGCTGGAAGAAGCGGCGGATGCCCGCGACAAACAGGTTGACGCCATTGACAAGCAGATCGCGGCGCTGAAGGATGCCAAGCAAGCCGAGGACGAAGCCCTGAAACTGGAACAGCTGAAGGCGGCGGTGCTGGAAAAGCAGAACGCCTTGCTGGATGCCCAGAAGGAACGGACGGTGCGGGTATTTAACGCCGCCACCGGACAGTGGGAGTGGGAAGCCAACGCATCGTCCGTGAAGTCCGCGCAGGATGCCTATGAAAAGGCCAAAGAGGACTTGGCGGAGTACGAGCGGGAGTTGGCCCTTCAGCGGGAAATTGACGAGCTGGAAGCCAAGAAAAAGCTGATCGAGGAAACCTACGAGGCCCTAAAGGACGAGTGGAAGAAGATCACGGACAGTTTGCAGGACCCCACTCGGACCATTGATGACATTCTCAGCGACATTGCCAGAAACGGCACGCCCAAGATGCGCCAGCAGGTGGAGGAGGTCAACAACCTGCTGGGCAAGCTGAATCAGTACATTGCCGGGGCTATGAATGGGATCATGCTTCCCGGACAGACGATGCTGCCGGGGATGATGGGTGCGACCGGAGGCTACCACTTCGACTACACGAAGAATCCGGGTGGCGGCTGGACGCAGACGGAGATGAACGAAGGGTTCATTCCCTCCGGGTCCTCCGGCTGGAAGTTGGCGGACGGCAGCGACGCCAACCTGAATTACCGGGACACCACGCCATACGGAAAGGGTGTGAAGGGGTCCTTCACCGGCGCGGATATGAGCCGTGACCCAAAGTTGGCGGGGCGAACCGTTGAGAAAAACGGATATATCATCACGTATGACGAGAACGGCTATGCTAAGAGCGCCATCAACGTACATCAGGGAGCTGTCAATGGAAAACTTTCCGGGCTTTACACGAAGGTGGACGCGGACGGCAACGAGATGCACTACACGGGTTATGACAAAAACGTGGATTACAACCTTGCCATCAAGCAGGCCAAGGAGTCCGGGGCCGGGGAAGGGCTGATCAAGCAATTAGAGACAGAGCGGCAGAACAAGATCAACGCCATGTACGGGGGGCAAGACCCCGACAGGGGAGGAAGCAGCTCCGGCGGAAGTCCTTCAAAAGGCGGTTCGTCCAGCTCGTCCGGCGGCAAGGGCTATGACAGCAATGTGGACTACTCTTTGGCAATCAAAAATGCCGAAAAGAGCGGCGCCAGTCAGGCCACCATCGACAAATTGAAAGAAGAGCGCCAGAACAAGATCAACGATAAGTACGGCGGAAAGGATCCGTACAAGAAGTACGATTCCGGCGGCATCCTGCGGGGACTGGGGGGCATCAAGGCCACCAGTCAGGACGAAATCGTGATCCCCCCGCTGCTGGCGGAGAAGATGCTGGAACCCAGCGCGGACAGCACTTTCCAAAAGCGGATGAGCGAGCTTGGGTGGCTGTACGGCGCGGTGGAGCGCGGCGGCACCATGCCGGGTAAAACAGTGATGAGCCGGACCAGCTATGACCACTACGGAGACAGCTACAACGTAAACGGCGTTCAGATCGGGGCGGAGGCGGCCAACCGCCTGACCGTTGCGCAGGTCATGCAGGCATTGAACCACGGGGCCGGGAACTTGGGCCTCTACAAACATTAAGGGAGGCGGGCGCATGGCATTATTCCAACCAACGAATATTTATCCATCGTCCCTTGGAGAACTGGGAAACGGCACGGTTGACATCACGAAGCCGCTGACGGTGAGCTGGCAGGTGAACGGCAACTCCGCTATGACTGCCTTTTCCCTGACGGTCTGCAAAAACGATGCGGCGTCCACACAGGTGTACACCACGGGGAAGCTGACGGAGGGATGCCCCTTCTATGGGATCGACTACGCGGGAAACACCGTGCTGTTTACCCACACCATTCCGGCTGACGCATTGAGCGGGGCGAATATGGAGAACGGGCAGCAGTACAAGCTGATCATTAAGCAGTGGTGGGGGGAGACCGACGCAGAGAGCGTGACCCAGCGGAGCGCATCGGTCTTTCTGACGAGGGCGGACCCGGTACTGACCGTGGCCGCCATCCCCTCGCCGCTGGCGGTGCGGAAGTACGCCTTTACGGCAACCTATACGCAGGCGCAGGGGGACACGCTGAACTGGGTGCGGTGGATGCTCCGGGCAAAAAGCAGCGATACGGCGCTCTATGACAGCGGGCGCATTTACGGCACGGCGGAGCTGCGGATGGAGTATGACGGCCTGTTTTCCGACACGGATTACGCCGTCCGCTGCCAGGTGCAGACGGAAAACGGCGTACAGGCGGACACCGGCTGGGTGGATTTCCGGGTGGCCTACGCTACCGCCACCCCCACCGGCGCGGTGGTGGCCTGTCCCAACTGCAAAAAGTCCGGTATCCGGGTGACATGGCCGGGGCTGTACGATGTGCAGGGCACGGCGGCAGGAGAAAACCGCGTCCAAAACGGAAAGCTGGTATTGGGAGCGGATGGGACCGTGATCTGGGACAAGGTGACGGGGCAGCCGATGAACTATGCTCAGCCGTGGAGCTTGGTGTGGAGCGGGACGGTGGACGTGACCCGCGACAACCCCATCCTGACGGTGGGGTTGAATGGCGGCGCGGCCATCGTGACGCTGGGGAAGTCCGGCGTTTCTATGACGGTGGATGGCGGGGAGGTCTGGAAGGACGCCCTGCGCGGCGTAACGGCGGAGGACGAATGGACGCTGGTGATCACCGACGGACAAATCTATCTCCGGCAGGTGACGTGGATCAACGCATTGTATCCCGCCGTGACACTGTACCCCGGACCGGAGCTGTATCCCTCCAAGGGTACTCAGTCCGGCAACCTTTTCAGCAGCGAGGTAAAGCTGGCGGGGCGATCCATTACCTCTTTGACGCTGGGCGGTGTCCAAACCTGCGACTATCTGTGGGTGACGGGTGAGGTTCTGGAAGCCAGTGTGTTGGACCAGATTCTGAACCAGGACGGCTGGACGCCGGGGGCGTTTTCCGGAGACACACTGTTCCAGACAGATTTCGCCGGAGGCGGCCTGCAGGCGGGAAATCTGGCCTTCAGCGGAACGCTGACAGGCTTTGCCATTTACCGCTACCACGAGGGAGAAGCAACGCTGGAACCGGTGGCGCAGACGCCCCTTTCGGAGCGGGCCATTCTGGACTGCAAGGCGGTATCGCAGGAGACGTACCGCTACTATATGTTCGGACTGGGGCAGACGGCGGACGGGCAGGAGGTCATCGTGACCAACGCCCTGATCTCCGACGCGGTGACGCCCATCTTCTGGGACTGGACGGTTCTGCAATGCACCACGGACGCAGATGGGGGCTATCACCCGGCGGCGATCTTCCGGTTCAGCCTGAACGTGGCCAGCGGGGAAATCAGCAACAACAACAGCCCCGGTGTGCTGGGGAATTTTACCCGGTATCCTACGGTACAGAGTTCCCCCAGCGATTACCGCTCCGGGACGCTCTCAGCGGTCATAGGGCACGTTTTGCCGAATGGGGAGTATACGGATACCAACAAGGTACGGGATGCCGTGTACGCCCTCTCAACCACACAGGACACCCTGTTCCTGAAAGACAGGCGGGGAGACCTGTGGCAGATCCGGGCGGGCGGTGCCATTACCATGAGCACCATGGACGGCAGCCGACAGCAGGTGCAGACGGTGACGCTGCCATGGGTGGAGATCGGCTCCGCGGACGGGGCGCGTATCCTGCTCACATCGGGTGACGCTTTGTTTGCATAAGAGGGAGGCGATGCAGAAATGACCCAAGCGGAACGAATGAACGATTACCGCAAAATGCTGCGCCGGCCTTTTACCAAGCTGTGCCGTCTGCGGTTTTTACAGCCGGACGGCTCCACGGCCTTCGCACTGGACAACAACCCCACAGGGCGCTTTGCTGGGGCATTTATCGCGGACGGAAGCCTGTCCGTGAATCTGAACAACGGCCAGCGGCGGACGGCTTCGGTGACGCTGGCGAATCTGGACGGCACGTTCGATTACAACATCAACCGGGTGTGGTTCGGGAACCGGATCGCACTGGACGAGGGCCTTGTGCTCAGCGACGGCACGGACTTTTACATCCAACAGGGGGTCTTTCTGGTAAAGGACCCGGTGGAGACGCTGGAACCGGCCAAGCGGACGGCGCAGTACAACCTGGTGGACAAATGGTCGGATCTGGACGGAACGCTTTTCGGCTATCTGGAAAGCACCTACGAGGTGAAGGCGGGAACCAACGTCTTTGACCCCATCGCAGCCCTGCTGAAGCTGGACCGGGGGAACGGGGATCTGGTGGACAATGTGCCCCCGGTATTCACGGAATACTACAACGGCAAGACTCAGCAGCTGGCAAACGGCACCACGGCCAAGCTGACGGACGCACCCTACACCCTGCGGGTGGACAGTGACAACGGGAGCTATGCGGACGTGTGCCTCGGCCTTGCGGAAATGCTGGCGGCGTGGATCGGGTACGATGCCTCCGGCGCACTGCGGATCGACCCCTCTCAGGATGACATTCTGGACAGCGACAAGCCTTTGGCGTGGCAGTTCTCCCAATGCGAGGCGGAGCTGCTTGGAACGGAGTACACGGAGAAGAACACGGAGGTGTACAACGATTTCATCGTGATCGGGGAAGCCGTGAACAACAGCGCACAGGTGGCGGCGCGGGCACAGAATCTGGACCCGGCCAGCAGCACGAATGTAAGTCGGATTGGGCGCAAAACCGTGCGCTACCGGGCGGCGGGCTATTCCACGAAAAGACAGTGCGAGGACTTGGCTGTGTGGAAACTGAAACGGTCCGCAGCACTGCAAAAGTCCGTCTCGGTTTCGTGCAGTCAGATCATGCACCTGAACGAGAACGAACTGATCTCCATTGTGCGGAGCGACAAGGCGGGGTCTCCGGTGGAGCGACATCTGGTGCAGGGGTTCACAAGGCCCCTGACATGGAGCGGCCCCATGCAGATTTCCGCCGTGTCCGTACAGGATTTCCCCACGGCCACCGTGACGGGGTGGCCCACCTGAACAGTGAAGCAGCCCCAACGGGGCACCGGATCAAAAGGAGGAACTTTTATGAAGAAGAATCGTTGCGGAAAAACGGCCCTTTCTTTTCCTGAGAGGGGGCGGATGTAATGGCATACGAAAAAACCACATGGGTCAACGGTCAGGCCCCGGCGCTGGACGCGGAGCATCTGAACAAGATTGAAAACGAGCTGGAAGCCCTTGGCCAGCGGAAGGGCAGCACCACCTACACCGCCACCATCGGCACCACATGGACGGAGGACAGCAACACCGGGGTCAAGACGCAGAGCGTTGCCATCGCCGGGGTGACGGCTCAGAGCACCGCTATGGTGGATCATGTGTACACCGGCAGCGGGACCTCCGACGATTACGCGGCCTTTGTGGAGGCGGAAAACCAGTATCTCAACTGCATCACCAACGGCTACGCAGAGACCTATGACGGCGGCATCAAGTTTACCATCTTCGGGGACGCCAACACGGTTGCGATCCCCATTGTTGCGGAGGTGAGCTGATGGGCCATGTAACGGTGGTTGGCGGGTGCAGAGCGAAAGCACCGTTAACCGGGATATTAGCAAGCACTTTGCCGGTGGGGTCTACGGTCAAACTCATGGAAAACGGCGCGGCTGTTGAATATTTGGTGGTGAATCAGGGGATTCCCTCTAATTCCAGCCTGTATGACGCAAACTGTGACGGGACGTGGCTGCTGCGGAAGGATATTCATAGCGAAAGACAATGGAACAGCTCAAATGTCAATGATTATGCAAATAGCACTATCAATACCTGGCTAAATGGAGACTTTTTCAACAGCTTTGGGAGCGTAGAGCAAGCGGCTATCAAGCAGGTAAAAATTCCGTATCGGGCTGGCAGCGGCTCCGGCGGCACCGACCAGAGCGGAGCAAACGGCCTGTCCTGCAAAGTGTTCTTGTTGAGTGGTTACGAGGTTGGCTTCATGACCAGCGACAGCAGCTATATCCCTGTTGACGGTGCGAAACTGGACTACTTCGACGCAAGTAGCTCCAAGCGTATCGCGTACCTGAACGGCTTGGAAACCATCTGGTGGCTTCGCTCCCCGCGCACCGACGGCACCAGACGTGCGTGGTGCGTCCAAACCATTGGCATCCCCGGCGGCGGCGACACATCCGGCTCGGCTGGTATCCGTCCCGCTTTGGTTCTTCCCAGCAATGCACTATTTGACGAAACCACGATGCTTTTAAAGGGGGTGGCGTGATGGGACATTGTTTATTCTTACGGAAGGGCAATGTGCACACTGTACCCATCCCCCTGCCCAGCGGATACACAAGGCTGGCGTATATCCAGAGCAGCGGGACGCAGTGGATTGATACCGGGTTTAAGCCCAACCAGAACACCCGGATCAAAATGGACTGCAACGTGATTGGCTTTAATGCGGTCGATGCATTTTTATTCGGTGCACGAATTTCTTCCGGCAATACAGCATTTTGTCTGGCTGCGGACGATGCCAACACACAGTGGTTTGCCCTGTACGGCAACGCTGTCCTGAACCCTACCGGGACATGCACAGGGAAGCATAGCATCGACTTCAACCAGAACGTGCTGACGCTGGATGGGGAAAATTTCACTTTTGAAAAAGCCACTTTCCAATCGTCCTATAACCTGCTCCTGTTTGCCACGATCACAAACGGAAGCGTAGATTCTCAACGTGGAAAGATGGCGGTTTACTCCTGCCAGCTGTACGACAACGGCAACCTGATCCGGGACTTCATCCCCTGCATCAATGAATCCGGAGCGGTGGGGTTGTACGACTTAGTGGGCAGGCAGTTCTACGGCAACGCCGGGACCGGGGTATTCACAGGAAGCGAGGTGGCGTGATGGGCAAGGTGATTATGAGCGGCATTGTGCCGACGTTGAAAGCACCCAGCCCAGGGATTCTGGCGCAGGATATTGCCGTTGGCTCTACCGTCAAGTTGATGGAGGGCGGCGCAGCGGTGGAGTATCTGGTGGTCAACCAAGGAATCCCCAGCAATTCCAGTTTGTATGATGCAAGCTGCGACGGAACGTGGCTGCTGAGGAAGGATATTCACAGTAACCGACAGTGGCATACTTCCGACGTGAACAAGTACGAAACCAGCGCTATTAACACTTGGTTGAATGGGGACTTTTTCAATAGTCTGGGGACCACTGAGCAGGCGGTCGTTAAGCAGGTGAAAATACCGTATCGCCGCGGCGGCGGCTCCGGTGGCACTGACCAGAGCGGTGCGAACGGTCTGTCCTGCAAGGTGTTCCTGCTGGGGGGCTATGAACTTGGCTGGACGACCAGCGACAACGATTACTTCCCGGTAGACGGTGCGAAACTCACATACTTCGAGAGCGGGTCCGGTTCGTCTGCAAACAACAAGCGTATTGCGTACCTGAACGGCTCGGCCACCGACTGGTGGCTCCGCTCCCCGACCACCAGCCGCACCTACCTCGTGTGGTTCGTTTACTCCGACGGCAACCGCAGCGGCAGTAGCGCATCCACCTCGCACGGGATCCGCCCCGCCCTGATTCTCCCCAAAACCGCCCTGTTCGATGAAACCACCCTGCTTTTGAAAGGAGTTGCCTAATGTATCGAATTACCACCCCGCAAGGGGAAAGCTACCTGACCGAGAAAGTCAACTACATCCGGGTACACACCTCCGGCGTGTACCTGCTGACGGACGTAAACCACGCGGAGGGCGTGGCGTACCGGGGGACGCCGTATCTTTTCCGGGATGGGGCGCAGGTATGTGAGGTGGATGCCGGGGAAACGGTGCACACCACCGAAAAGACGGTATCGGACAACGATGCCATGAACGTGGATCAGGAGTACAGGCTGACGCTTCTGGAGCTTGGCCTGAACGAATGATAAACCTAACATTTTGAAAGGAGAACCAGTATGCTGTACAGAACTTTGAAGCGGATGATCGAACGAGGCCAGACCACCGGCATAGAGGAAAAGCTGGACATTTTCTTTGCGGCCGGGAAACTGACGGAGGCGGAGTATTCCGAATTGATCGGGATGTTGCATCCGGAGAAGGCGGCGGGAGAGAAAGCATAAAATATCCGACAGCCCCGGCTGATTTCCCGTTTTTTCGACACGCCCTCTGTGGTACACTGACCGCAGAAGGGAGGGGAGACCATGGAGCAGCTGAAACCGGAATATCTCTGTCTGTTTCACGCCATTACGGAAGCCATTGAGGAACTGGAACGCCTAAAAGCGGACCTGATGGCGGCGCAGCGCAGGGCGGAGGCCCTTTACATGGAGCGCACGGACTAACCGTGCGCTCTTTTTATAGTTGTGCGGTCTTATGCAGACAAAAAATACACGCCCGAGCGATTGGAACGCACGGACGTGTGTTTTGGTTTCAGGGTGAATGTTGAGGGATCAGGCATAAAAGGCGGTGAGCTTGTCGGCGCTGCGCTTGGCTTGCAAGTCCCGTTCGGCAAAGACCTTCTTGGCGCTTTTCCGCCCGGAACGGTCCATGAGCCGCCCGGAATAACGCTGGGTGGTGATGGGACTGGCATGGCCCAATTTGGCTTGCAGTTCATTTTCTGGCATACCAGAATTAAGGTCCAAACGGGAGCCGACGTGGCGGAGATCGTGGCTGCGGATGTCCGGAACGCCGGTGACGGAGCGGACATGGCGCTCCACCAGCTCCGAAAGCCACTGTTTTGTGCCGGCCTTCCATTCGCCGGAGCGGAGGGTGCCGAACAGGGGGGCGGTATCCGGGAGATCATCCGGGCGGATGCCGCTGGCGAGGTAATGGCGGAGGGCGATCACGGCGATGTCCGGCAGGTCCACCACCCGGAATTTATCGCCCTTGCCGTGTTCCACGCGGAGGGCGGCGTCCCCCAAGTCAATGTCCGCCGGGGTCAAGGCCCGCAGTTCGGCGTTGCGCAGTTCGGTGGTCAGCAGCAGGATCACGATGGCGTAATTCCGGGG